CAATCGGCGCGCGGGCTTTTGCAGAAAGGCCTCCGCAGGCGCGACAATCTTCGCAGCTAGTTTTCTGGCCAGCCTCCTTTGAAGCCGGACACGTCACTTCGCCCGCAAGGCGCGGCGCGGTCTCGGATTTAACGCGGAATGTTCGCCAGCCCAACGCGCGGGCCTCGGCGGCATCGGTCTCGGAATCTGCGCTTGCCATGCAGAGCAGGCGGAACGCAGAGAAGCGGGCCTGTTTCCATTGGTGCGAATAACCATTGACCGCGGCCGCTTTTAACGTCGCGGCGCGCCAAATCTGAAAAGGCGCGGCCGTCGGATCCCCGTACGTTCCAAGGCGGAAAGTAAGACCTGCAAAGAGATCGGGGATTAGTTTCGGATCATAGTCCACGTGCGGGCGGGCATAGCGGCCGCGCGTATAGGCCCCATAAACCGACGCTACAGAACGGCCGACTTGCACGTAACATGAGCCGAGATTCGCGGGCCTATGGACACAATCCCCGCACACGGCCGCGTCTTGCCCGCTTTTGAGTGCGCTAATCGGATCGACGTCGGACGCAATAATAAACGTCTGAATCATTGCCCCCGTCTTTGCATTGCTGCTTGCGGTCGTAATGCGATTAGCTATTACGACAATCGGGCGGCCGTCTAGCAGTGACGGGCCTTCGTAAAGTATTACGCCGGAGAATTTCGCACGGCGGAGATTGTTGCGCATGTCGCGCGCGGTCTGAATCATGTTCGGCCCTTTCATTGGCAAGTGAACAAATCAAACCTAGCACGGTCTGCAAGCTTAGACAAGATATATTTATATCTCGAGCGGGATTTATTGCGGGCCTTTGTTCGCGGCGCGCGGGCTTTTGATGCAATTAAATAGAAGCGCGGGCCTGCGGGCGCGGGCTTTTGATGTAATTAAAGCGGGTTCGCGGGCCTGCGGGCGCGGGCTTTTGATCTAATTAAAGAGGATAACAGGCAAATAAAAAACCCCTAGGCCGGAGCCTAGGGGCTGATTCGTAACGGGCCTAAGGGCCGAGGCGGGGTCATGTCATGCCCCCTAGTTTTCGTATTTTACTACACGCGTCCTGCCCTCAACACGCACCTTCGATCCGGTCGGATAGCACATGTTGAGAATTGATTCTGCCTCCCTTTCGGTCGGGTATGTGTAGGGCGCGCCGTTTGTCGGGCGGAGTGGAATCCATGTTTCGACAATGGCCCCAGACAGGTCCGCCGTTTTAGTTAGGACTTCGATTTTGTAGTGCATTGTCACGCCCCCTTGCAGAGTTCTTTCAACTCCGCCTTGACGCGGCGCGCGGTCTCGCCTCGCCACGTTCCTGCATTGGCAAGGAAATAAAGCACAATGCTCTTGCCGCTGTCGTAAATATAACCATCGCGGATGTCGGACAGTGTGGACATGGCCGACAGGTAGGGGACTGCGCCAAAATAAGGGTTAGTCCAATCCTTTCGGATCTCTGCTGCGATTTGAAAGAGTGGGCGGGTCATGCTCATGCCTCCTTTCTTTTATCTATGACGGGGAGCGCGCTTTCCATTGCGAGAATCCACACGCGGACGTCGGCCATCGCCTGCTCATATTGGCCGCGCTTGTATCGCTTGCCAGTGATCTTTGTCGCGAGCTCGAAAGCGCGGGTCGGGGTCGCCGCGCGCGTCAGTCGCATTCCCATCTTGCAGGCCTTAAGCGCGTGATAAACAGTGCGCGCATGCAGCAGGCGGGTCGAGTCTAGGCCAATGAAAGCGGTAACCCCGTCGCCATGTTGAATAACGTAGCTATCTAAGTCTTGCATTGTTGCGTTCCTTTCTAGTGAACATGATCAAGATATAAAGAAACCCCGCACTTGTCAAGCGCGGGGTTTTGTTTTTTTAGGCCGCGTCGCGCTTTCTAGCGGACACGCGCACCGCCTTGATTTCCGTCACGCGGGTGCAAACCCTGATCTGATCAGGGGTTAGCATTGCGCGCACCGCTTCGCTGTCAAGAGTCGCGCGTTCTGCCCACGTCACTGTTGCGCGGAATAACGAGCCGTCGATTTCCGCATAGCCCGACTCGATTAAGGCGGCCTTAAGCTTTGTCTCCTGCTTTGTCAGGTCCGCTATCTGCGCCTTGAGCGCGCCTAGTTCGTCAACGATTGCTGCGTAGTCCATTGTCTATCCTTTCTTGATAGGGGTCCGCTCCGGCCTTTCGACCGGAGCGGGGTCTAGGTTAGAGGGTTACGATAATATGCGCCTCGACCTCGCGGCCCGACAGGCGAGCCTCGATCTCGTCATCAAGGCGCATCTCAAGAATCGAATCGATTCGATCATCTATCAGGGTCTCAAGATCAGCGTCGTTTCTTGGAACGCCTGCGACAGTCAAATCTTCGAGCACGCTCTTGTGATGGTCTTGCGTGTTCTCAAGAAAGCGGAGCCGCTCTTGCAGAGACACGATTGTGTCTTGCGTCGCCTTGAGCTCCGTTTCAAGCGACACGATTGCGTCGACTAAAGCGGACAGGCCGACCACGGCCTTAGTGCATGCATCTGTTAACATGTTCGTTTTTCCTTTTTACGTGATTCGGTTTTTTGAACGGTCCGAATCGTGAACCGTGGTTACACGATAGCAAGCAGTGCAAAGATAGTCAATAGACAAATGATCACGAAAGCGTGATGATGCACCGCAGCATGGGCGGCCGCGGGTCCCTTGGGGTCCGCCCAGAATGAGGCGCGGCTTTCGGAAAACCTCGACCCCCCTAATCGGGGCGCGGTCTACGCGGGCGGGCGTAAAACCCGATTTTCCACGGACCACCAGCAACTGAAAAAAATCCGACCCCCCGAATTGTCAACTTTGCTCCAAGGGTCCCGGACCCCCCTAATTGTCAAAAAAGACCTTAGGATCCCCTACCCCCCACCTATATTTTGTTGTACCGTGGTCCACGATGAAACATCCGTCTTCCTGCAAATACGACTACGGGACCCCCGAAACATGGCCAAAACCCCCGCTCTTGGTGAAGCTTTGCGCCGTGCGTACAAGTCTCCGAAGGCTTGTCCCATGGCTACGCAGGACATTCACATCAATCTGAAAAATCGTAACCATGCCATTAAGGAATATGGCTACGGCCCCTTGAACCCGAACGGGCCAAACGACAAGTTCTGGAAACGGCTCGCGGACATGTGGAACATCACCTCTGAAGAGGCGAAGACGTCGCGTTGCAAGAACTGCGCAGCCTTTGTTCAGACGAAGGAGATGCTGGCTTGCATTGAGAAGGGGATCAGTTTCAATCCTGATGAGCCGGAAGAGAACAACACGGCCGAGGCAGTCACTGCCAAGGTGGTGCAGGACAAGGCGAATCTTGGCTACTGCCAGTTGTTTCATTTCAAGTGCGCGGGCGACAGAACCTGTGACGCATGGCTCATGGGCGGCCCGATCAGGTAGTGTGTATTGATGGCCATTCAACCCAAGATGGATGAGGAAAGTCTTCGCAAGCTGGCCAAGCTCTATAGTCGTCTTGGTCAGTTGGAGCAGTCGAAGGCGGCGCGCGAAAACTTCATTCCCTTTGTTAACGCTGTCTGGCCCGGTTTCATTGCTGGTCGGCACCACAAAATTGTGGCCGAGAAGCTGGAGGCCGTGGCCAACGGAACATTGAAGCGACTGATCATCAACATGCCACCGAGGCATACGAAGTCGGAGTTCGCTTCTTATCTGTTCCCCGCGTGGTTCATTGGCCGCCGTCCGGACCTCAAGATCATGCAGGCCACACATACGGCGGACCTCTCGATCCGGTTTGGTCGCAAGGTCAGAAACCTGATGGACGGGGAGGACTATAAGAAGGTCTTTCCTGATGTTAAGCTACGAGCAGATTCAAAGGCGGCTTATCGCTGGGAGACGGATGATGGTGGCGAATATTATGCAGCGGGTGTCGGCGGCTCTATCGCGGGTCGCGGCGCAGATCTCTTCATTGTGGACGACCCTCACTCGGAACAAGACGCCCTAAGCCCGACGGCTTTGGAGAACGCTTGGGAGTGGTACATGTCTGGCCCGCGCCAGCGTCTGCAACCGGGTGGCGCTATTGTTGTGGTCATGACGCGGTGGGGCGAAGCCGATTTGACGGCGCGTCTCCTGCGCCAGCAGGCCATGGACCCCAAGGCCGACCAGTGGGAAGTGGTGGAGTTTCCGGCTATCTTTGATAGCGGGGAGCCGCTCTGGCCTGAGTACTGGAAGCTGGAGGAACTTGAGAAGATCAAGGCTTCGATCTCTGCTTCCAAGTGGCAGGCGCAGTATATGCAGCGCCCGACTTCTGATACGGCGTCCATTCTGAAGCGCGATTGGTGGAAGGTGTGGGAAAAGGAGGACGTGCCGCGGTTGCAGTACGTCATCCAGAGCTACGATACCGCGTTCCTCAAATCTCGGACCGCGGACTTTTCCGCCATCCAGACATGGGGCGTGTTCTTTCCCACAGAGGATTCGCCGCCCAATGTGATCCTTTTGGATGCCAAGAAGGGGCGGTGGGAGTTTCCTGATCTGAAGCGGGTCGCTTTGGAGGAGTATCGGTACTGGGAACCGGAGACCGTGCTCATCGAAGCGAAGGCCTCGGGCATGCCGTTGACGCAGGAGTTGCGACACATGGGCATTCCTGTGGTAAACTTTACGCCTTCGCGTGGGAATGATAAACATTCTAGGGTCAATTCTGTGTCCCCTCTGTTCGAGTCGGGGCTTGTTTGGCGGCCCGATACGTCGTGGGCTGAGGAAGTGGTCGAGGAATTGGCGGCTTTTCCTTTTGGTGAACATGACGATATGGTGGACTGCGCCACTCAAGCACTGATGCGTTTCCGTCAGGGCGGGTTCATTGGGCATCCCGACGATCTCCAGATGGAATCTGTGAGGCGTCCTTCAAATAGGGTCTATTACTGATGGCCATCGCTCCAAGTTCCAATATCGATAAGGGTCTGATGCAGGCCCCCGAAATGATCCAGCCGGATGGCGTGGACATGGAAATGGAAATGGAGGACGACGGCGAAGAAACCCCTTACTCGATTGAAGAAGACGAGGACGGCGGCGCAATCATCACCTATGAGGGTGGCGAAGGGGCCAAGGACATCTCTTCTCTTGGCTTTGGCGACAATCTGGCCGAGGTCCTAGAGCCAAAATACCTTGCCTCCATCTCAAAAGAGCTTTGCCGGGACGTTGAAGACGACGATTCCGGCCGCGAAGAATGGAAGAAGGTCTACGAAGAAGGCCTGACACTGCTTGGTATCAACTACGAGGACCGGACAGAGCCGTTTGAAGGGGCCACCGGGGTCACACATCCTGTGCTGAACGAGGCTGTGACGCAGTTTCAAGCCCAAGCCTACAAGGAAATGCTGCCACCGAACGGTCCTGTGCGCTCACAGATCGTCGGACAGGTCACTCCTGAGAAGGAACAGCAGGCGGATCGCGTCAAGAACTTCCTCAACTACTACATCACGACCGAAATGGAGGAATACGACCCCGAATATGACCAGATGCTCTACTATCTGGGCTACGGTGGCTCGACTTTCAAAAAGGTCTACTACGAAAGCGACATGCAGCGCGCTGTTTCGCCCGTCATTTACCCGAATGACCTGATCGTTCCCTACCATGCGCGCGATATCCGCACCGCAGAGCGCGTAACGCACGTTTTGCGCCTCTCTCCCAACGAATTGCGCAAGCAACAAGTGTCAGGTTTCTACCGCGACATCGATTTGCAGGAGCCGACAGAGTCAGAACGTGATTCGCTGGAAGAAAAGGTCGATACGATCACGGGCATCGAGCCGTCATCGAGGCCTGACGTCTATCGCCTGTACGAAATTCACACCAATCTGGATCTCGAAGGGTTTGAAGACCTTGATTCAGAGGGTGTACCCACTGGT